CATCTATATAATGTTTGTGACATCACTCTTGACTCACCACACATCGTTGTATGTGAAGGTGAACTAGATGCGATAGTCACTAGCGGAGAGCTTGGGATACCAGCAGTGGGAGTACCAGGTGTTACAGCCTGGAAGCCACACTTTCCTAAGCTCTTTGCAGGGTATGAAACTATCTTTGTTGTCGGTGACAATGATGTTAAAGAGGACGGCTCTAACCCTGGAGCAGAGTTTGCTAAGCGCGTGGCGAATGAGGTAATGAACTCACAGATTGTTACACTACCACCAGGTATGGACATCAATGATTATTACTTAGCCAATGGCATTGATGCCACGCGGAAGTTACTGATAGGGGAGTCGAATGTATGACAATGACAGAGAACGAGTGGGTCATAATGTTACAGACTTTGCAGCATATGGGCTTTCACATCTTGCAACAGGACAGGCAGACACAACTGATACTGATACGCCCACAGCCAACCCGTTAGTAGATCACGCTGCAGTAACTGGCTATCGTGGTATAGGTGTAGCAACTGAGGACTTAACATCTTTTATTGAATCCTTTGCATCATTGCGTGCTCACCGTGTCAAGGGTGTAGGTCACGACCAATACTCACACGCTAAGGGACAGAAGTTTGAGTCCTTTACTACATCAGACACCATTAGAGAATTGATTGAAGAGTTAGCTGATGCTAGCAATTACATTGACTTCCTTGCCATCAAGTTGTTGAACATCCAGCACACTATAGACAGGGTGTTACCAGACTGTGACTGAACTACATCCAGTAATCTATGACCTAGTACCTAGCGTTGCTAACACTATCCATCGCAGGTATAACAAGCACGTTGAGAAGGATGACATCAAGCAAGAGCTAATGGCGTGGGCTATGACTAGAGTAGAAGATCACACAGTTGATCTAATGGAACCTATCGAAGAGCGACGCAGACATAACGAACAGCGCATTGCTTGGCAGATGAGACGTGTAGCAGAACGCTACGCACGCAAGGAGAAGGCTGCTAAGTCTGGCTATCAGACCAATGATGAAGCCTACTACGAGTCAGCTACACTTGGTCAGTTGCTACCCTTTGTTATTGCATCAGTCATAGATGGCACAGTATTAGAACAAGCACAAGAGATGATTAGAGATGGGCAACCTAAAGGTTCATCATCACCAGCAGAGGGTGGCAACCTGCTTGCTAACCTCATTGACATCAAGAATGGCTTTCTTAAACTAGACCAAGAGGACCAATCTATTTTGCGTATGCGTCATCACGAGAGCTTTACCCTGCAACAGATAGCACAAGTACTAGAGTGCGCTATCTCTACCGCAGATCGTAGGTGTGCTCAGTCCCTGCGTAGGTTGCAGGATAATCTAGGTGGGGTTAGTCCTTGGCAATGAACATTATCTACAACGAAGACTGTTTAGATACTATGAAACGTATGCCTGATAATTTCATAGATCTAACTATTACATCTCCGCCCTATGATGATTTGAGAGTTTATAATGGTTACTCATTTGATTTTCAATCTGTTGCTTTTGATTTATTCAGAGTAACCAAGCAAGGTGGCGTAGTGGTGTGGATAGTAGGTGACTCCACTATCAAAGGCAGTGAGTCTGGTACTTCATTTCGTCAGGCTTTAGGTTTGAAAGAGGTTGGGTTCAACCTGCACGACACTATGATTTGGCGCAAGACAAACCCTATGCCCAAAGTTAAGACTAAGCGTTACTTTGATGTCTTTGAATATATGTTTATCCTGTCTAAAGGACAACCCAAAACATTTAATCCTTTGATGCAGGCTACTAAATTAGGTGGCAAAACTTACAACTCTACTATGAAACAGATTAGTAGTGGCAAGGTTAGGAAGCCTAAGACAATGATCTTAAATACAGAAAGGTATAAAGATAATATTTGGGATTGTGCTGTTGCTCAAAACAAAACAAATCATCCAGCTGTATTCCCAGAGTCTTTAGTAACAGATCATATTATTACTTGGAGTAATAAAGGAGATCTAGTTTATGACCCATTCATTGGGTCTGGAACAACTGCCTTGGCTTCAATAAAACTTAAACGTAACTACATAGGCAGTGAAATAAGTTCAGAGTATTGTGACTTGAGCAACTTTAGGATAAATCAATTATGAAAATAGTTCCTATTACATTAAAGAAAGCTAATGAAATTGTTACCCAATGGCATAGGCATCACAAACCTAGCGTTGGGCATAAGTTTAGTATTGCTTTGGTAGAAGATGTAGATTACATAGGCATTGCTATTTGTGGCAGACCAGTTGCTCGTGGCTCTGATGATGGCTTTACTTTAGAGGTTGCTAGATTATGTACTGATGGCACACCTAATGCTTGCTCAAAACTGTATGGAGCCTGTGCTCGCGTTGCCAAAGAGATGGGTTATGTAAAGATACAAACTTACATTTTACAGAGTGAGCCAGGTACTAGTCTTAAGGCAAGCGGCTGGATTATGGAAGCAGTCACAGCCGGTGGTCAATGGAAGAGAACAGACGGAGTTATCAATAGAACAGATCAACCAACTGAACCTAAGCAAAGATGGGTTAAGTTTCTATGAACGAAGAGTTGTTATTTACCTTCTTGCGCGAGGGCTTATACCCCGATCTGATAAAGTCTGAGGGCATCTTTGATGCCTATGACTGTATCTCTAAGCAAGCAGGTCACTACATAGAGTTAAAGTGTAGGGCTACACACTATGACACCTTGCTGATTGAAGAGATGAAGTATCGAAAGCTCATCACCCAAGCAGCAGAGCGTGATCTAGTTCCCTATTACATTAACTCTACCCCGCAAGGTATCTTCTCTTTTGACCTGATGGATTTACCAGAGCCAGTATGGTTTAATCACCAGATGCCTGCTACCACGGAGTTTGATCGGGTTGAAAAGGTTGACAAGTTAGTAGGTTATCTACCCATAGAGGAGGCGGTGCAGATCTAATGCAGTACGACTATCGTTGCCCTGATTGCAACACAGAATTAACTATTGAACGTAGTATCCACGAGCAACCACGTGAGCCTTCTTGTTTTGACTGTCACATACCAATGATCCGTAAGTGGGACTCACCTGGTGTCACCTTCAAGGGTAAAGGGTTTTACTCTACTGGTGGATAGTGTATTATTTAGTCCTCGGCAGCAAATAGCTGTAGAGTGCTAGCAAGAAGCTCCCGCCAGTTATGGCGAGGGCTTTTTGTTTGCTAAGGAAAAGGGTTAGGAAACCTTAGCCACATCTACTATGTTCTGCACGATCCACTCTACTACAGGTACGGCTACAGCATTACCCATTTGCTTATACCTAATTGAGTCCGGCTGTCCAGCCGTCCAATTATCAGGAAAACCTTGCAGTCTTTCATACTCTATCGGAGTTAAATGGCGAACTGAACTTTTATCAGACTCAATGATTACTGCTCCGTGCCTTGCTTGTGATGAGGCTGTCAATGTGTAAGCAGGTTTATTTACTCCAAGAAAACCTGAACCACTAGGTCCGGCACTGTCATTTCTACCGATCATTGCTCCGTGCATTGAATAGGCAACTCTTAGGGCTGTGGTTGTGCCACTATTTGTAACGCTTGCTGCATTTGTATTGGTAGTATTTTCTCGCGCTTGTTGATTCTGCGTAAGATCCCTTCGCAAGCCTTCTGACTTAAAGAGTATTTCGGCAACGCCTCTGTCACTAGAGCGTCTGCCAACAATGAATACTCTGCGCCTGCGTTGGGGTACTCCGAAGTACTGAGCATCAAGCACCCTCCAGCCGATAGAATACCCGATGTCGGCCATCGTCCCGATGATAACTCCAAAATCTTTTCCGTTGTTACTGGATAGCAAACCAGGGACGTTTTCGATGATGAAGTATTCTGTTTGCGTTTCTTCCACAATTCTTGCAATCTCCCAGAATAACCCGCTTCGTTCGCCAGCAAGACCAGCCCGTTTGCCAGCAACGCTGAGGTCTTGGCAGGGAAATCCTCCTGTAATAATTCCTGTGCTTGGATTAAATCCCGCATTTATTAGATCCTCTCCCTTAACTGTAGTCACATCTGTAAATTGGGTAGCATCAGGAAAATGCTGCGCCAATACTTCATTGCATTTCTTGTCTATCTCAACACTAGCTGCGACCTTTACTCCTTGTCGTTGCATAGCCAGGTCAAAGCCACCAACGCCTGCAAATAAACTAACTCCTGTTAGCATTAGTACCAACCGCGTCTATCGGAGTGGCTGAGAGCGCGACACGCACTCCCTGAGTAGCGATGAGCAAGGTATCTAAGGCCGTGGAGGATTTGTAATTCAGGTTGGCTACTACGCTCTCTAAGGAGTTGAGCAATTCCGTAAGCTGACGAAGTTGGTTTGCCCGCAAAGTTTCTTGGGCGAGCAAGGTGGTCGAACCTGGACTCACGGGTCCAAAGGCTGACAAGGCATCTGACTTGATCTCTATTGTATCCAAGTGCTTTTGCGTAACTAATTGTAAGTGCCTTGTTTTCACGCTTCTCCTCCATCGTAGCCTTCGTCCTCTCCCGCATCTGCGGGATCTCCAAAGGGAGGTGGTGTGTTCGCTCTGGTGTGAATACCCACAGTAAGCCTAGTATTAGGAGTAGCACTCCAAGTCTTTCCCTCTTGCTCATCAAAACTCCTTTGTTCATTAAGCAGCTGCTTGTATGTCTCTGGATACAGGTGGGCTAGGCGTACTAAAGCCTTATCTCTTGCCCTGCGATAGTTGCGATAGTGAATTACTTGCTTACCACTTACCTCTTTATTTTCCATTTATCTTATCCTCCCAAACTATAAGTACATAGACTACCAGCATTACTACGATCAGACCTAGTACCAGGCTCATACCCGTAACCCTTCCTTAAACGCTTCTAAAATTATGTCCGTTATGTCTATGCTCTGACCTATTAAATGAGCGTCCTCCTCATCACTATCCCACGCACTCACTAGTAGCCTGCACTCATCACGCAGGTTAAGGCGTAGCCACTTAATAGCTTCAAGGCTGTCCTCTCCTCCCCATAGCCCTCTCCCCTGTTTGTCTGCTACCTCATAGAGTAGGATAAGATCAGACTTAGGCGGGTGTATCGTGTAGATGTTATTCATTGTCATACCACCCGTATCCGCAACCGTAACGGTTAGCGCATTGGTCTAGCCCTGATGCTTTATCGTGATTTAGTATTCCTACATTACAATCTGGACAAAACTTATTCATTGTCAGCCTCCTCCTCTAGCCCGAACAAGCGCGATAGCGCACTATTCGCACGCTCTAAGTTTTTAATAGCCCTGGCTATCTCCTGTTGCTGTATGTCTATCTCAGCCTGATTAAGGCATAGATCCACCTTAGCCCGTAGATACTCCTCATTCATTACGCTACCTCCTCTACTATTACATCATCATAACCTTTAACCTCGCGCCAAAACTCAGCTATTCTTTCAGCGTCTATCTTGTGCGTATAGTGGTGCCAATTAACCTCACTACCACCTGCCCATACTGTCCATTTACTCATTACTCTCTCCCTATCTTGTAACCTAATAAATAATTGTAGGTAGCGCATACACAATGATCCTGTAAGTAGTCCTGCGCCTTGTCATAGGCATTACCAGTTAATAACACACCAGCTTTATCCATAAGATCCTCTAAATCCTGCAACTCGCAACTAATCATTACTCTCTCCCTCGCACTCGCATACATAATCGTCTGCCTGAACAGGCACTCTACAAAATGGGTGATACTTACTCATCATTATCCTCCAGCCCACAGTTAAGGGCGCAACAAGCGCACCCTTCCACAAAATCGTCCCAGATTAACTCCGGTGTGTAGTTACTCATTACTATCCTCCTCGTTAGTGGGTAGTACTCTACCCTTCCAATGTGTTTCGATTATCTTAATTACATCCTCACCAGTAGATAACTTCTCCCAATCCCACTCTCTCGGATCTCCGTCATAAGTCTCTATCTCCAGCGTTACTAAGTATCTATCTTTCATAGGTAACTCTCCTCTAGTACATTCTCACTTAATCCGTCTAGTACATAAGCAAGGCTTTCGCCGTCATTGTTATCGTCCCAATTTGTAGCCCATTCAGGATCGTCAATCTCGGTAAAGGTCACCTCATACCCGTCCCACTTATCCCAATGAAGGCATACAGCATACTCTTGCCCCTCATAAGTGAGGGTAATCTCCTTATCGAAAGCTGTCTCCTCTTTCACTACTCCGTTAATCTTGATACTCATAAGATCACCTCGCACTCTCTCCCGCAATCGTCACAGGTTGAAGTGTCAAGATCTACATAAGTAACTGTATTATTGCAGCAAGCGCTGCCTACTGGTTGGCTCATTTAATTTTCTCCCTTATTAGTGTTATAGCGAGGCGATCTACCTCTCACCCCCACCCGCCTACTAGCTGCGGGGGAGGGTAACAAGCATACCGATCTGGTGCGTACTCTACCTTATTTATCCCTCATCTGGTAACTGTCTTAGCACCCAGGCTAGCGTGTCTATCTTTCCCTGATAGTAGTTATAGCTGTTGCTATCGCCCAGACTCTCGGCTAAGCGGGTAAATACCTCTTTAGCCTCTTGCTCAATAATCTCTCTCATTACTTTCCCTCTTTCCCGTCCATTAGATCGCATTTAACATCTGGAAATTCGTGTTCTGCCTGACATAGTGAGCACAAGCCATAGCCAATAGAGTCAATAGCCTCTTGTAGTGTCTTGAATAGTTCCATTACTTAGCCTCCTTTAGTGCGATCTTAAATTGTGTTTTAGCTTCGGAAAGCGTGTAGCCGTAGTAAGTGCGGGTGAATAGATACTCTCCCGCGCCCTCACCTACTAAATCGGACAAGACATAAGCCCCCGTGTGTGCCACTCTTTCGATTGTCATTTTCTAACCCCTTTACTTTATTAAGATCCGGCTAGGTACCGGCTCCCTGCCCCTTGCCCGCAAGCAAGGGAGAGAGAGTCACCTACCTAGTGAAAGCAATCAGCTAAAGATCCTATGCAATAGCCCTGGCCTGGTACATACCAGACATTGGCTGATACCCATACAAGGGCCCAGAATAGGGCTATGGCTAGGGGCGTATAGATCAAAACAATGCGCCCGCGCTTAGTTAAATGTTTAATTATTCGCATTTTGTGCCTCTATTTCGTCAATTCGATCCTGTATGAGATTTAACAGAATGCAATAATCGCGGGGATTATTGAATAAATGGTAATTTACAGCCCTTTCATACTCAGCCCTGAGTACCTCTAACTCTCTAGTCATTTAATAGCCCTTTCCATTTTTGCCTCAACCTTATCTAATACAGCCTCAACCTCGCCTAGTGTCCATTGTATGACATTGTAATCATTAGCCCGATCCGCGATCTTTAGGGCTTTGCGTAATCGCTTTATGTCCGTTTTTGTTAAGTTGCTCATTTATTAGCCTCCGCTTCGTAGGTTTCTGTCTCCATAAGTAGGTCAATCCAATCCTCAACGGCTTGCGGATTGTTCGCATACTCTTTTAATGCGTCTCCTAAATAGTCAATCTCTAGGTAGCCCAAAACGCTACGCGGATTTCCCTTAAATAAGGTGTCTCCATAATGTTCGTGAGAGTAGCCGATTAGATCAAGGAATAAGTGGTAAGGCGTTCCGGTTATGTCCCAATTCATAGACCAATGAATGAGGCTATTTGTCTCCGAAACATTAGCCGGAGGGTTTTCGATTAGATCCCAAAAGGTTTTGCGATTTACTGTGTCCATTCTTAAGCCTCCATTGTCCATTGTGCGCTAGTTTCGTAATCCTCAAAATCATCTGCGATCCAATCATCAAGAGACTCAATCGCTTTCATTTCATCATCAGCCTCAACCTCTATTGCATAGGTCTTAGTAAGTACGGCATTAACTGTGTATTTAGGCATTATTTTGCCTCCGATTTGTAACCGCATTTAGGGCATTCTTGATAGTGCTTGAATGGCTTGCGGCTAATGATCGTATTTGTATGCATCTCTGCACTACATTTTGGACATTGCATTTCATTCATTTGTTTATCTCCTTATCGGGGTTTTTTGGTAGGTGATCCCCAATGAGAAAACCTTACCGCACTATTCCCCATAGACCTAGCATTTAGTGGTCATTATTTTTTTAAGTGTCTGGTCATTTAGATTTAGACATTTGAGGGGTAATTGTCCAAAGCTAAAACGGATCGGATCACCGGCCAGGCCAGCCAGCCAATGGCTGCAAGCCAACGGCTACCAGCTGAAAGGCACCAGCCAACGGCTACCGAATGGGCAACCAATAGCCAGGCGATAGCCCGGAGCCAGGCACCAGACAGCCCGTTATCGGTCAGCCGGTTGGGTCATTACTTAATTAGTTAAAGGGTTAGGGATCAGGGGATTGGGTGCCGGATAGGTAGTAACCCGCAACCGCTTGCCTACAGTTATCCACAGGTCTGACCAGTTATCCACAGGCAAAGGGGGTGGGGGCCGGCAAAAACCGGGCAGACCTACCCCCCTATGCTGAATAATTTTGCGCGTGTGTGTATATACCCCAACAAAAAATATTTGCTAAAGTGAAAGCTGTAATATGCCTCTGACCTGCGGTTATATATACTGTGATGAACGTCACATTATAAAAACGGGAAATGCGTTAAATTTCCTGCCTTATATATAGTAAGGGGTTTTAATAGGAAAAGCCCTGAGCAGTCAACGGTATGGCCTCTAGCGAGGCCCCTAGGCCGAGCACTAACTTACCCCTCAGTTCGCTGTGGCTCCTTCGGGCGTCAAGCCCGATCTGCCTAGTACTTTTAGTGGGGATAGGACTATCTACTGGTAGATAAAACCTTCCTCGCCTAGTATAAAAATAAACCGATTCCGGCCGGTCCCCAATAAATTTTAGGAGATCACGTGGCTGACAATAGTGCCGACATCGCCAAGAGAATTAT